CCTATCGGTCCGCAAGGTATCCAGGGACCAAAAGGTGAGACTGGTGAAGTTGGACCACAAGGTCCAAAGGGCGATACTGGTAGCCAGGGTCCGGTTGGACCACAGGGTATTCAAGGACCGCAAGGTGAGCGTGGTCCGCAAGGCGAACAGGGCATTTAGGGCGTTCAGGGTCCAAAGGGCGATACTGGCGCGACCGGTCCGCAAGGACCTGCCGGTGAGACAGGCGCAACAGGACCACAAGGACCGCAAGGTATTCAAGGTGTTGCTGGACCGCAAGGACCAAAAGGTGATGCGTTCAGTATTAGCGAGACATATGCGTCTATTGCCGCAATGAACGCCGATTACAGTAATACTGATGTTGCTGTTGGCGACTTCGTAATGATTACCTCTACTGTTGAAGACCCAGATAATGCGAAAGTTTATGTCAAGACTAATGATGGATTTAGTTTTGTTGTTGATATGAGTGGTGCGACTGGCTTACAGGGTCCGCAGGGTCCAAAAGGCGACGCATTTACTTATGCCGATTTTACTGCGGCGCAGTTAGAAGCACTTACTGGACCACAGGGACCACAAGGACCTGCTGGCGCGACTGGTGCTGCTGGTGAGCGTGGACCATAGGGTGAGCAAGGTATCCAAGGTATTTAGGGCATTCAAGGTGCTACCGGCGCAACTGGACCAAAAGGCGACCCTGGTATTTATGTTGGTTCTGCTGCTCCTTCTAACGGTGAGTTAGTTTGGATTGACCCAACTGGAACTACGGCTACATTAAACGATGTAGTGAGCGCGGCGTTAGGAGTGATTGAAAATGGCTCTTACTGATAAACTTACTGATATTGCGGACGCTATTCGCGCCAAGACTGGTGAGAGTGATTTACTTACTCTTGACGAAATGCCTAGTGCTATTGCTAGCATAAGCGGCGGTGGCGAAGTCGTTGATGTGGTGCCACAAACAATAAATTATACCAAAACTCTCGCATACCATTTTGCAGACGATAAGTATAAATGGTTAATTGAAAATTATAATGATAGATTGCAATTTAATGATATAGGCGCCCTGAGTTTTGCATTTAATAATTGCACGCTATTACCAACTAATGATATTATTGTAAGTTAGCCGTGGAGCGGTGGTGATGCATTTTCACGCGTATTATACAATGACAATACTGGTTTGTTTTAGGAAATACCATATATAAAGGGCGGTTATTTGAGTAATGGCAAGACTATGTTTTAGTATGCGCATATTCGATTTCCAGATAATTGGTTTAATCAATTTTCTTTTCCAAATGGGCAGGGTAATCTTATGATATATGCTATGTTTGATGGCAGTATAATTCATTAGATTGTCGATATGAATAATGAAAGCATAGTTGATAATCAACAATTTAGTGGTGATCGATATGTACATAATATTTTACCATTTGATTATATTTATAATAATAACATATATGTTGATGGTTTAATCAATATCCCTGTTGGTTCTACAAAAACAAAACCAACTGCTGCCACTATGATGACTTGGTCAGATGTTGTGTGTAAAAAATTAACATTTAAATTAAATAATGGAGTGCCATATCACGCAAATTGGAACTTATTTAGATTAGATTTATCTCATACTGGTTGGATTGCTTCGACGGGGCACAATGCGGTTGATAGTGAAATGGTGAAATGGTTCGGTTAGGGTAATAATACAGAGAACTTAATTTTACAACATCAAATTACAGATGCCGCGAGTGCAGAAAACCTTAAAGACGACCCTTGGCGTTGGAGTTCATATGTCGAAGGTTCTTTATATAATAAAACTGCTGCACTTGAAACAATTGCGACATTACCAGATTTAACTGCAAGTAATTCAACAGCAACTATTATTTTTAGTGGGGATGCTGGTGCTTTTACATCTGGTGGAGCAATAAGTTCTATGACAACTGCTGAAAAAGATATAGCAACTGCAAAAGGTTGGACCATTTCATTCGTATAAGGAGGGAAAATAATTGAGCGCAATTAAGTATCGTTCTTCAACAAATGATAGTTGGCAAAATCTTACTGTTATTGTCGGTCCATAGGGACCAGCAGGTGCAACGGGCGAACAAGGTCCTACGGGTGCTACCGGAGCAACTGGACCGCAAGGTCCCGCTGGTGCCACTGGTAATGGTATTGCCTCTATTGTTCTTAATAATGATTATACATTAACAATTACATACACAGATGGAACTAGCACTACTACTGGTAGTATTCGTGGTCCATAGGGAGCACAAGGTTCTACTGGTCCTGCGGGCACTTATACCGCGGGCACTAATATTACTATTGAGAATGGTGTGATTAGTGCTACTGGTGGTTCAAATTATACCGCTGGCACTGGTATCGACATAACAAATAATGAAATTAGTGTTGATGCTACTGATTTATCTTATAACGATTTACAGAACAAACCTACTATTCCAACAGTGCCTACAAATGTTAGTGCTTTTACTAATGATGCTGGATATCTTACCGCACATCAAAGTCTTACTGGATATGCGACTGAAACTTATGTAAATCAAGCAATCGCGCAAGTGCCAGCAGGAACGACTTATACCGCAGGAACTGGTATTAGTATTTCTAATGGTGTCATTTCATTGGCTCTTGCTAATGCGAGTTAGGAGGCAATGTAATGGCTGGTAGTGGTGTTTATACATCTTATAATAGTAGCAAAGAATGGCATCAAACAAAGGGCGATTACAATGATAATGTAATTGTCCCAAAAAGTATTTTAATTGATACTGCCGATGCTATTCGTTTAAAGCGCGATGGAAATACATCCATAGAAACAGATACTCGCCCCAGTGATAACACTGAATTTATACACGGTTCCAATGGTATTATTCCGGAAAATTTTGCTACTGAAATTGGCAATTTAACTACTGGATATAATGAAAGGTCGGCAACGCAATTTAACGCAAATAAGTCTTCGATGAGTTTTAATTTAACGGTTCCAACTGGCGTGTATAGCACAGAACAAATATTGTATATACATATTATAGACTGTAATGCTTATGGCAGGGTTTATTTTTATGATAAATGGTTGGCAGATAGAATAATTGCGAAACAAAGTAATTTTAAGGTTATACCACTTAATTATTGTAATTAGGGCACATTTACTTGGGGCTCTAATTATTTAACAACAAGTAGCACATCCTATCGTCCATATTTTACAAAAGAGAGTATTTTTGCGACAAGTAATGCGGATGACCGTTCTTGGAAAAGTTTAACGCCTGGCAGCACGCTTACTATTACTATTGGCGATACTAGAAACTATATTACTATTAATAATTCTACATTCCCAAGTGATTGGAGTTCAGCGTGGTATTCGGGGTCTTCTAATCCAGTGGTCGTTGTAGGATATGAGCGATAATGTGATATAGAAGGTAAATTATTATGGGATTACACGCGACAGTTGAATTTGACTTTCCTACCGAAACTCCAACATTAGGTATCCCTATTGATTATAGTGAGGCTTTGGATGAATTTTGCTCTGTGTTTGATAATGTATCTACAACTTTATGTCCTGTTGATACAGGTTATTTGTGTAGCACTTTATCAAGCGACCACGATGGAGGATTAACCGCAGAATGTTGGGCTGATGCTGAATACGCCTAGTATCAAGAATATGGAACTTGGTGTATGGGCGCACAACCCTATTTTGAACCCGCTATTGGCGAAGCAATGGGAGCAGCCACTCCTATTTTTCAAGAAAAATTAGAAGAGGCGCTTCAAGAAGAACAAGAAGAACTTAAAGCGATGATGGGAGAAAGTAGTGGTAGTGGAGTATCAGGTGGCGGAATGGGATTTTTTGGTATGATTTTAATGGCAGTTGTAATTGGTTTAATGCGTGGTATTGTAGATGCTTTAAAAGAAGCAGTTTCATATGATGATAAATCCTCTCACGGTTCTAGCGGTGGGATGTATAGTATAGATATTACATAAGGAGTGAAAAGATGAATAAGGTTTATGTTGCTCCTGTGGGCAAAGTATATGATTGGGTGGAGCCACATATCGCCCAGATTATTGATACAGATGGGTCAGTAATAGAGCATATCGAGCATTTATATGCGAAGTATCTCTCAATTAGCAGAGCCGACGATATAAATAATTATAAGTTGGTTGATGACCCAAGGGTGGCTAATAATGTTAGCGGCGACTAAACAACGCTTTTTCCAATTCATCCAAGAGTTGGGATATAATGTCGATGATAATGGCACATATCGTGAGTAGTTCCCGTGGCTGATGCTACGAATGAGTGATGCCCAGGTTGCTAAATCAAGAGACCTAAACATTACCGATATTAGAATAGTTGTTGATATTTTTAGCACTTATAATGGTGAGAAAGAAATCTTGGATATCGTGGATAACATTAACGCACATATTCGTGAATTTATTGCGGCATATCCTGAAATCCAATTTTGCTTTATGCGCTCGTTAAGAATTATTGATGATAAAGAGACTGGACCTGTCCGCAAACACGGCGTGGCGACATTCTCATTTATGGTCGCAAGAGAGGATGGTAGTGATGAATAATACACAAAAGGGTATCGATGTAGTCCTCAAATGCGGCGAGATGGTTCTTGCGGGTCAGTTAAATGCCACCCTTAATCAAACTATGTATCCTATTGAGATTACAAATAAGATTAAGGGCGAATGGCAAGAAAATCTTGGCGGCATTAAACAATGGTCTATTGCGTGCGACGGGATGTATGTTAAAAGTGTCGAAACTTATGACTTATTACAAACCGCGTTTAAAAATAATAGTTAGATTGATGTCGAAGTTATTATGGATACTCATCGTTATATTGGTAAAGCATTATTAATTGAGTTTCCAGTAATTTCATCTTATAATAGCACCTCTAAATATCGCGTTCGTTTATTAGGTGATGGAGAACTCGCCAAGAGTGAATGAAATAAGATTAGAAGTTGATAATAAAATTTTTTGGTTCAAAATTGGACTACGAGGGATAATCTATTTATAGTCTTTGCCAGAAATAAATGTAGAGGACATTTTCACAGCAGGCATAATTACTCTACAACCAGATATGTCGCGCTCTGCCATCGCGCGGCTCTGGTAGCAGGTTAGCAAATAGCCATACTTAAATGACATTGTTAGCCATGACACATCTTCCTTTCTTCTCATTAATGTGCGGGACTTATACAGCCAAATCGTAGGCGAAATGGGTATAAGTCCCGCAATTTTTTTGTAGATGACACCAGATGAATGCGAACTGGCTTATTAGGGTTATTTGCGCCGTTAGACCCTTGCCGCAAACTTGAATAAGTTAGCATTCGCGCAAGCCCTGGCTGGCAATACAGATGAGATTAACTTATTATCAACTGATGAATATACAGATGGCACAACGCAAGAACGCGACCAAACATTTTCAATATTGGGGATGAAGAATTATGACAACCTATGAAGATGTTATGAAAGTATTAAAAAGTGATTTAATGAAGACTGCTCGGGATAGTGTTGAGAAAGTCCAGCAGTATTCACAAGAAACTAATCGTCAACAGCGCCGAGCAAATGAGAAAGATGCGCGAAATATGCTAAATGAACTTGATTTAGAAACCAGTCGCCAAGGAGGTTTGTATAACTGATGCTTATTAATGGTATAAGTATTGATACTTTGGGTATTAAACTATATGACAGAGTTATCAACTCTAATGCTGTTGATACAAAGCAAGAGTGGTTGGACGGTGATATCCAACCAACCTTTGTCCGTCAATAGGACAGGTTCAAAGATATTAAATTATCTTTCTTGGTGCTCGGCACCGATGAAGATGATGCTTTTGTAAAAATCAGCAAATTAACTCAATTTATCAAGAAATCAACCTTAATTTTTGACGATATTAGTTTCAGTTTTGATGTAGTAATGCGCGG